GAAGACGATACCCCCGGCCGGGTAGTACCCGGGGGGTCAGGCGAGTATGGGATAATGGGAAAATGGGAATATCTCGGCAGGGCTGGGAAATATCTCGGCAGAGGGCGGGGGATAATAGGCAAGGCCCGGGGGATAATAACTAGGGATAGGGGCTCGGGCCTGCCCGAGGGTATTACCCCCGAAGCCGGGGGATTGACAGAGGGCGGGGATAGGTATAGGGAAAATGGGGGCTTGGATAAGGGGATAATCGGCAGGGGTAGTGATTCCCGGTATGGTCCCGTTGGGTTCCCGTTGGGTTCCCTGAGTTACCTAATAATGCGTTTCATATATTGCCCCGAGCTTATTCGGAAAATGGGGGATAGGGTAGCTTTGGGCAGCTTGAGAGGGTATATATAGGGGGGTAGTTACATCTGTTACATATTTTTTTTTTAATATACACACTACCCCCTTATGACCTATCGACTACCCCCCTTTGGCTGTTAATAGGTAACTCTGAAACCTAACGGGTATGCTAGGGGGAAATGAGGGAAATTGACCCGTGTTGGGGCTTGCCCCGAAAGGGTATAGCCCGGGATAGGGAAACCCGAAACCCAACGGGTCATAAGGGGGAAACAGCCCCTAACCCTAGGCCCGGGGGCAGGGTATCGGCCGGGCCCGAGAAGCTCACCTAGGCCCTACCAGCCGGGGCAATGGGCCCCCTAGCGGGGCCTGCCCGGTAAGCTGGCCGGACCACACAAAGCCCGAAGCTGTTCCCCGTAGAAACCCTACAATCCCCCAAAATTCCTATACAGAAAAGCTATAAAACCCGTCGCCGTTATCTGTGGATAACTTGTTTTCTGGTGTTGATAACTTTTGTGGATAACCTGTGCAAATCTACCGACTGAGGGTAGGGTAGCCAGAAAAGCTTTCGCGCGCTCCTAGGGGCTTCTAGGCCCCTTTTCGGGGCATGAGGTTTTATACAGTCTTTTAGCCAAAGCCTAGGGGTTATTACCTAAAACCCAAAATCTGGCACGGGGCTTGCTACGCGTGGGCGCACATTCCTAGCTAGCGGGCCCGGCCCGGGTTTGAGGGGGATAGGGTTATTACCTAGCCCCGCCCGGGCCGGGAAAACCGATAATTGACCCGTGCCAATTGGGCACGACACGGGGCCAGACTGGCCAGACAACATGACGCTAGATCAAATCAGGGCAGTATTATCTGCCACGCACATAATAACCCTGCAAACGGCCGCCCGGGCTTGTGGGTTATCTTTTCGGAATGGGCCCGAAGCTGGAAAAGCTGTTTTGATTGATAAAATTCTGGCCGACGAGACTTTGTCTGCTAATGTAATTTCATGGCTACAGAATAACCCTAGCGGGTTAAAATCTAAAACCGAAGAATCTACCCTTTTCCCAACTATTCAAAACCCTATTATCACGGAGAAACAAGAAATGCAAAATAACCCGGGCTCTGAAGCCACACAGCTTGCTGCAGTATTGCAGTCAATTATGACCCGCCCTGTCGGTATTGATGCCGAAGCTGTTAGGGCTATTGTGGCCGAAGCTCTGAAGGGAATAGACCTAACCCCTAGCGTCACAATCAATTTTCCAGATAAGCCAACAATTGTGCTTGAAGAGATTACCCATAAGCTTTTCCCGAAGCTTTTGCGGAAGCTGCAAATTCGGAAGCACACGATTATCGTGGGCGGAGCCGGAGCCGGGAAGACCCACGCTACAGAGCAAGCTGCCCGGGCTCTGGGGCTTTCGTTTTATCCCATGACGGCAGCTACCTTTGCCCATGAGTTGGTAGGCTACCGGGACGCTACCCGGGAATATGCCCGGACACCATTCCGCGAGGGTTTCGAGCATGGGGGCATTGTCTTGATTGATGAGGCTGATGCTAGTTCTGCGGATTGTCTTTTGGTTCTCAATGCCATGCTGGCTAATGGCTTCGGGGCTTTCCCCGACGGCCGGGTTAAAGCTCACTCTGACTTCATTTGCGTGCTTTGCACCAATACCGACGGCAGCGGGGCCACGATGCAATATAGCGGCCGGGCCCGGCTCGATGGGGCTTTTCTAGATCGATTCATGGTCCAAAAATGGGAAGTAGACCCAGCCATTGAGAAAGCTTCAGCCGGGGGCAATACTGAATGGTTAGCAGCCGTTCGGGCTGTTCGGGCCTATGCCGAGCAGCATCAGATTCTGGACGTAGTAGCTACCCCTCGGGCCGTGGCTAACGGGGCCGCCTTGCTGGCGGCCGGGGAAGATCGGGAAGAGGTATTACTCGCCACGCTGTATCGTGGGGCTCTGACCCAGCAATGGGCTAGCGTGCTGGCCCTTGGCCCTGTGGCTGACTTTTTGGCAGGGTTCTGAACCATGACCACACTCGACGCTAGGCAAGCTGTTAGGGCCCTTTTTACCCTTACCGATTCTTTCGGGGGCCCGGTCATTCATAAACGATTCACCAGCCCGGAACAATGCATAAGCTGGTGCAATGCTCAGCCCCTTATTAACGCAGCATGGGCAGCTAATAAAACCCGTCACCAAGACCCAGCATGGGAAGGACTTGACGGGCAGGACTTTCTTGACCTAATCAAAACGGGCCGGGGCAGTAATGCGACAGCTAGTTTCAACAAAGCCCAAGCCAAGCTCAAAACCGACAAGCTAGCTATTGGCGGGGCCCCGGTCCCGGCTCTTACTGGCGGGGCATGGGTAATCCCGGCTTATCTGTCTGGCAACCCCCTCTGTGCCCGTACCCGGCCCCGGGCTAAGCTGCCCCACCGAGACTTTAGGTTTTCCCTGCAATGCTCCGCCTATGTCGATCAAGCCGAGCTAGGTTCGATCGGCGCGACGATAGCCCGGGCAATCTGGGATTACACACTAGCCGGTGGGACCTGTTCCCTCACGATGTTTTATACCTACGGCTTCGGCCGGGCAGCCCCGGAAAACAAAGCTGAAGCTATATGTTTCGAAGTCAATATCCCCATTTCGGGGGTTACGTCCATTGCCCTAGCCCTCTCTACGGCTTTCTATCGGCCCGTTCTCATGAACGCTGTTTCGCACGCTGTTAGCCCGAAAGAATCTGATTCCATCCCCATGAAACGCCACCTACAGCCAACTAACGTCATAGCCCTTCAAGGGACATGGTCCACGGACCGGGCCCCCCTAGCGGCCGTGGGAATCGAAGCTTAAACCCTGCCCCCTGCCCGGGGGAATATCCCCCCGTGGCTAACCTATTGGAGCCCCCATGTTCACACTCAAGCCCCGCCACACTCTGCCCCCGTACACTCTCCGGGGATGGTCCATTCTAGCCCCGGCTCTGTTCGACCCTGCCCATTCAATCCCGGCCCGGGTCGCCAGAATCGAAAAGGGGCAGGAGCCCCGGGCAGCTCTTCTAGCGGCCGCCCCGGCCCTAGCTAACAGTCTGGCGACCCTCTGCGCGACCTACACCTATGGAACCCCCTCTGAGCTTGCTCAAGCTATCCACGCTGCCGAAACCCTCTTATCCGGGCTCGATCATCCCTCCACCATCCCCGGGGGGCCTATCAACCCGGCCGCTATCCTCGAAAAAAGACCCCCAGGCTATTGACAAGGGCATCGAAGCCCCTAAAATAGCCAGATCGCAACGCAACCCCCCGGAAGCTACCATGCAAAATCGAACCCTCGAAACCATCCATCGAAACGGCGTCGCCGTCCAGATCGACGCCTTTACAGGCGACATCATCGCAACCCTCGATGCCGTGACCGGGCTCCCTGCCCGTATCATCCACAAGGCATCGACCATCGCCGAAGCAACCCGCTTCGCTCAAGAATCCATTTTTTTCCTCGCTGAGCTGGGCTAATCCCAGCGGGGCTAATCCTGAGAGTCAAGCCCCCTCTCATTTTCCCCCCTCGAAAGTAAAAACCATGTCAAACGAAAACACCCCCGAAAAAACCCGCCAAATGTCCATGACTGTCCTCGATGACGGCGTTATCCGCGCCGAATTCGGCCCCGGGCTTGATCCGCTGAGCATCGACCCTTCGAAGCTGCCAGAGGACATCCTCCCCCAAGCCGTCGCTGAGGGCATCCGTTCGTTTCTCCGGGCCCGGGGCTCTAAGCTCTCCGGCGATACCCGCACCCCCGGGGCTCTCCGGGCTGTAGTATCCGAAGGCATCGACGACCTTCTCGCTGGCAAGTGGTTCACCCCACGCGCTGCCTCGACCTCGACGGCCGACATCACCGCCGACAGCGAAGCGGCTCACGTCTACCGCAAAACCCGCTTTGCCGAGACGAACCCGGGCGAAGAATACACCGGGACCCTCGCGGCCGATGCTGCGGCTTATAAAGCCCTCGACGAAGACAAGCAGAAAAAGCTCAAAGCCGTTCCGCGCTTTCAAGTGGCCCTCGCCACGGTCAAAGCCGCACGCATGGCTGCCAAGGCCGCCAAGCTGGAAAAGAAGGTCGCCGCTACCGAGACGGAAGACAGCGATTTCTAATTTTCCCCGCCGGGATATTCCCGGTTTCGCAAGCCCCCTCGGTGCAAGCCTTGGGGGCTTTTTCATTGGGGGTAGCGTTTCCCCGGGGGGCAGGGATAATCCCCAACAGCACTAGGGTTTCCCCTACTACCAAACGCCCGGGCCTAGCCTACCATCGAACCTCGCCCTCTCCGTCCCTCAACCATCGAAAGCCGCCCCTATGCCGCGCCCTACCGATCCCGAACGCTACCCCCTGTCCTTCGGCGACGCCGTCGCCTATACAGTCGCCACGGCCCCCAAGCCGCTATTCATTCCCACGCCAGACCCCGCAGCCCTCCGCAGCCAGTTCTACGGCTACTTCCGGGCCCTGCGCTCGACGGGTGACACGGCCGTGGCCGATGCCATCGCCATCTATATCAAGTCCAACCCCCCGGGCATCGAACTCACCACCCGGGACGCCACGGCACAAGCCCTGACAGTCTCCGCTGCCCTCGCCGCCGCCCGGGGCTCGACCCCCCAGCATCCCCGAGACCCTCAACCCTTCGAACACGAAGCCCCCGAGCAACCGAACTTGCCGAGCGCATAATCCCATGACCGACGAAACCAAAACCCGAACTTTTACCTACACCCTGTCCTTCGAAGAGACAGTCCTAATAACCGCCGCCCTCAAACAAACCGCGGATTATCTCCTCGACGGCATCAAGCAATATCAAGCCCTTGCCCTCGACGAAGATAAAACCCTCGCGCCCATGCTCGACGGGATAAGCGAAGACATCAAAACCCTTCAAGCCCTTCGAAAGAGGTTTCTCGCAAGAGGTAACATTACATGACCGCCCCCGAGCATAATCCCTTCGAAGAAATCCTAGAAGAAGACTATCACAAAGCCCTTCTCGAAACGGGTAATCTCCCTTGTTTCAAATCCGGGTCCCATAAGTGGACCGGGCGTGACTGCTGGCTGTCCGAGGGCTTTGTCGTTAAAATCCACGCCCAATGCTGCACGGGCTGTGGGAAAAACCACTTCCAAGTTATCGGCTTTTTCCGCATCGAGTCCAACGCCGCGAGGAAGGCCTCCCGCTTTGTAGCCCTGAGAGAAGGCGAAGCCCTCCCTTCTCCGGGGGACGCCCCCCACCCGATTGAAATATCCACCGAAACCCTCACCACCTGCTGTAGTTGTATGAGCAAGCTCGGTTTTCCCGATGTCCAGCTCGTCTTCGATAATCTCCCAAAAAGGTAAAACCACCATGAACCCAAAACTCGAACCCCAACGATTCAATGAAATCTACGAAGCCGAAGTCGCCCGGTCTGGGAAAACCAAGGCCAAGGCCATCGCCGGGACAGCGGTATTCATCGCCCTGCTCAACATGGGGGCCCGGGATGAGCCAACCCGAGACGCTCTTTCCTTGTCTTTCTTCCGAACCCTGACCACCCTGCGCCCGGACTGGACCGAAGCCGATTTTAATAATATCGCAGTTTACATAAAAGCCATCCTCGCCGATTATAGGGACTTCACCGAATGAACCCCCTGACCACGCCCGAGATAAAATCCCTACGGGAAAAAGCCCAGAGAATAACCCTCACCTTCGAAGAGGTCAGGCTCTTCATCGCCGCGACGAGGAAAAGCTTCCTAGCTCTTCCCGCCAAGGCCCCCAAGGCCCTGACTTCGAAGCAAACCCCCATCACGGAGAAAGAAATTGACTTCTTCTGATAATCTCCAAACCTCCCAGACCGCTTACGAAGCCCTCGCCGAAAGAATCCGTAACGGGGAAAACATCCCCCTAGCCGAACTCATCGAGTTTATAAAACACTCAGACGGCGTCCTGCGCCGGGAGAAAAAAGCTAAAACCACCCCAGATAAAGACGTTGACTTCTTTTAACCCCAACTCCTCCCCCCCATGAGCATCATAATCCACACCCCCAAAAAGCGAGCCCCTTTTCCCTTGTGCTGGGATAATACCATGCGCTCGGCCTTCGTAGAGTGCCCTCAGAAAGCCTACTGGCAATACTTCCAGCACTACAAGGGCGGCGGCGAAATCTCTACCGACCTCCACGCCGGGAAAGCTTTCGCCTCCGGCCTCGAAACCGCCCGCCGCGCGTATTATGACGACAACAAGCCCGAAGACGAGTCCTTCGCTATCGGCCTCGATGTGCTTTATAAAGAATACGGCGACTTCGTCCCCCCTCCGCATAAAGCAAACAAAAGCCTCGACCGACTTCTTCAGGCTTTTATCTATTACCGAAAGGCCTTCCCCTTCGCGGAGGACGCTGTGCAGCCCTACCGCAAGAAAGATGGGAGCAGCATGGTTGAATTTTCCTTCGCCTTGCCTATCGAGCCCGAGCTACTCCTCCACCCCGAGACGGGCGAGCCCCTGATCTACACGGGCCGCGCGGATATGATCGCCACCTATGCCGGGGCCCTGTCCGTCTACGACGACAAGACCACCTCCCAACTGGGCCCGAAGTGGGGCAACCAATGGAATCGCCGGGCCCAGTTCACCGGCTACACATGGGCCGCACGGGCCTATAATATCCCCGTAACCCAAGTAATAGTCCGAGGCATCGCCATCCTAAAAACCGAGATTAACCACGCTCAGGCCATAACATCCCGCCTCCCCCATCACGTCGATGAGTGGCATTATCAACTCATCCGCGACCTAACCCGGGCGATAGACTGCTGGAAGAATAACTACTTCGACGTAAACCTCGCCGACGCTTGCGGGGCCTATGGCGGCTGTATGTTCCAACAGCCCTGCATGGCCGTCGAGCCCGATCCTTGGCTAGAAACCAACTTTATCCGCAAAGTCTGGAACCCCCTCGCCCGAACCGAAGAAACCATCCTCCCGGAGCCTAAAAATGATTGAACAAGATTACACCGACTTTTGCTTAGACCGCTGGAAGCTTCTCCCTACGGAATCCGGTAATCTCCTCCACATCGCCATCGGCTTTACTGGGGAAATCCTCGAACTCCTCGAAGCCAGCTCCCGGGAAAATCTCCTCGAAGAGCTTTCCGATGCGAACTTTTACCTCACCATCGGGGCCAGCTTCTACCCTTGTTCCGATAACTACAAGCCCACCGAATGGCCTAAAACTAAGGCCGAGCGCGAAGCCCTCCTCCGTTCAACGGCCAACGAACTCCTCGACTACGCAAAGAAGGCCTTTATCTACGAGCAAGCCATCCCGGTTTTTATCATCGGGGAGATTATCTTCCTAGCCGAAACCCAGCTTCAAATCTACGCCGAACTCCTAGGCTTCGACGAGGCCGATCTTACCGACCACTCCCGGGCTAAGCTCCTCAAGCGTTATCCCGAAGGCTATTCCAACCACGCCGCCCAGCTTCGGGCAGATAAGCAGGAGCCGTAATATGCTTTCCTACCTTTTCCCAAGCCGAATCGACCGCCTCAAAGCCCGCCAAGCCCACATTGCCGAAGACATCGCCGAGCTTGAGCTTGAAGCACTCCGTATTAAGCACCTCATCACCATGTTAAAAGAGCAAAAAACCTACTTCGCATCGACATTCCCAACCCTCATACCCAAAGGATAGGAGCCATGTTATATGAAACCGCCCTCAAAAAGAGAGCTTCTTCTCCAGAACCAACTAGCGATGTGCGCTGTGTTGCTGTTCCGGGTTCGGGAAACTCTCTCCCCGTCAACGAAAACCGAGGCCCTGATTATCGAGATAGAACATTTTTTCTCGGAAGCAAAACTATCTCTAGCGGAGGCCTTAGAACAAGAAGCTACAACCCCTCCCTCGCGTACTTCTGCACCGCCTGTGGAAACGTCTGGGGCCGGGTCTTACTGGGTTCCGGCGGCTGGCACTCGGTATCAGTACGCTGCCGAGAACACGGAGGAGGAAGTTTCCTCACCCCCCTTCTCTGGTGGGATCACGCTAACGGAAAAACCCACGACGCCCAGCTCAGCACCTTCCCCGAGGACATCCTTCGGTATGAGGCTGAAATCCGTGCTTTCGGCGCAAAAGGAGGGCTAGGATTATGAGCTTCCCCTGCCCAACGTGCGGAGAATTAATGTCCACCATCTCCACCCGCGAGATCGAACGCCGCCGCCAATGCCCTCGGGGCCACCGCGTCACCACCATCGAAATAACCAGAGAACAATACGACAGAAACGCCCATGACCTAGATTACCTGCAAAACCTCAAACTCGCGTTGATCCCAGCACTTAATAATTTCTCCAAGGAACTCCATGACAACAACAACCAATCCGACCCCCGCCAGCTCAGGCTACCCGGGTTTTAACATCATCCTTGAAGGCCCCACGGGCACGGGGAAAACCTTCTCCATCGGAACCCTGTGCGACGCCGGACTTGAGGTATTCTACTTCGCCCTTGAACCCGGCTTGGAAAGCCTTATCGGCTACTACACCGACGCAAGCAAACCGATCCCAGATAATCTCCATTGGCATTACATCCAGCCTAAAACCAAGGGCTTCCCCCAGATGAAAGCCACCGCAGATTCTATCGGCAAGTTCGACCTCTCGGGCCTGACCAAGATGCGGGATATTAACCGCGCTATTAACAACCCCATGCTGGAAGTTTACACAGTTCTAAACAACTTCGAGGACCAGAAAGATGGAAAAAGCTACGGCCCTGTGGATTCTTGGGATTCAAACCGCGTCTTGGTTATTGACGGCCTATCTGCTTTATCGCGTCTCGCAATGGAAATGGTCACTGGCGACAAACCTGTACGAGATAAACCGGATTATGGCATTGCTCAGAATAATCTCATGGGTCTTATTCACAAGCTCACTAGCGGTTGCCTTTGTCATTTTATCCTCATCGCCCATGTGAACCGCGAAATCGACGAAATCCTCGGCGGGGTCAAGCTATTCCCCAACACCATCGGCAAGGCCATCCTCTCCGATATTCAACAGCCCTTCTCCGACGTAATCCTCACAGTCCGGGAAGGGGATAAGTTCTTCTGGGATACAGCCAACTCCCAAGCAGACCTTAAAACCCGCAACCTTCCCATCCAAGCTAAACTCCCCGCCGACTTCCGTCCGGTATTCGCCAAATGGAAATCCCGCATGGAAGCTGCTACTAAGGGCCTAAGTAAGTCTTGACTTCAGCCATCTTTTCTGATACACTATCTTTATTCTAGTGCAAGAGGGACGCTAGAATGAAGCTCAACCCTCCTCCCTCAATTCAACCTTTAGGAAATACCATGTCTCTATTCGATCCAGCATCGCTTCTTAACTCCGACCTCGGGGAAAACAGCACCCGGCGTGAGCCTCTCCCTGTCGGCGAGCCCATCGCCCAGATCACCAAGATCGACATCAAGTCGGGCGAAAGCGCAAAAGGCAAGTGGTCCCGCCTCGACGTTACGCTTAATATCTCCGACTCGGAATATATGGCTACCTACGTTGACGGCTCCCAAACCGAAGCCGTTACCAGCCTCGGCGTTATGCTCGACATGACGGAACACGGCGGCATCGCTACCGGCGCAAATCGTAACGTCCGTCTCGGCCGTCTGCGCGAAGCTGCTGGCGTTAACGGCAAGCCCCTGTCGGCCCTCGTCGGCCAGTTCATCCGGGTGAGCATCGTTCACAAGCCCGCCTATAACGATCCATCCCAGATCGCCGATGAGATTAACGGCTTCTCGAAAGTCTAATCTTTTCGGGGGTTAACCTAACCCAAGGGGAGCTTCGGCTCCCCTTTTTAATCTAAAGAGCCAAAAAGCTATGACCGACATACCATATCAGCCCTGTAAAACTTGCGCCTTCTTCCTCCAAGGGATAACTACCGGGCTTTGCTGTAAGCAGTCCCCTGTCCTCCCCGAGCCTACCTTAACCTACCGCATAACCACCTGCAAGGGCAAATTCCATGAAACCAACCGGCCCCATCGACGCGAGGGTGATGATAATCTCCGACTTTCCAACGCAGGTGGAAAAGCTTAAAAACGAATTCCTCTCCACCGGGCGGGAAGCTGTTCTCCTTGACAAGCTCCTTCAACGGGCGGGATTCCATCGCACCTCCATCTACCTCACCGGGGCCTTACACGAGGTCCCGCCGAAGGATAAGCTCAACCAGCCCGACCTCGATCAATGGGTAAACCCCCGCAAGACTTGCCCCGGGGAAAATTGGGAAAAACACTATGACCATTGGCTATCTCCCGAAGTCCTCGCCGGATGGAAAAGGCTCCGAGAAGAAATCGAAACGATCAATCCCAGCCTTATTATTACCCTCGGAAGCCTTCCGCTCTTGCTCCTTACCGGGGCCAAGGGAGCCACAAAATGGCGAGGGTCTAGACTCGCCCCCATCGGATTGCCCGGAAGCCTCCTCCCAACCATCCACCCCACCACCGCGCTGAAGAGCGAGGAGCTAATCCCGGTCTTAGAACTTGACCTCAAGAGGGCTAAGAAAATCTTTACCGGGGAGCAAATCCCCCGAAGCTACGCCTTCACCCCGGAGCCTAGTTTCGAGGAAGTCCTTGCCTACCTAACCTCGCTTCAAGCCCGGGCAGACGGCGGCGGCTCTTCTAAGCTAATCCTCTCCGGGGACCTCGAAACCCGGCGGGGCCATATCGCTTGCTTCGGCATCGGCGAGAGCCCCGAGCGCGCCCTGTGCATCCCCTTCCTCCGGGCGACGGGCGACACCCCCTTCTACTGGACCGAAGAGCAAGAACTAGATATTCTCCTCCTCCTCCAACCCCTCTTTAGGCACGAAAACATCCTCTGGGTCGGGCAGAACTACCTTTACGATTGCCAATACTTCTGGCGGTTCTGGGGCTTTCTCCCCCGGTATGTCTTCGACACCATGATCGGCCATCACTCCCTGCACAGCAACATGAGAAAAGGCCTCGACTTCCTTTCCTCGCTGTATTCCCAAGAACACATCTACTGGAAAGACGAGTCCAAAGACTGGGACGCTGACCTTGGGGAAAACCAGCTCTGGACCTACAACTGCAAGGACTGTGTAATCACTTGGGAGATATACTCCGGCATTACTAAGGCCCAAGAGCAGATGGGAAATCTCTCCCACCATGCTTTTCAGCAGGAGTTATTCTTCCCCATCCTCCGCATGATGAATCGGGGCTCACGCATCGACATCGGCCAGCGGGGCGAGCTTAAAAAGCAGCTCCTCCTCGCCGGGGATGAGCGGCAATGCCTCCTCGACCACATGGCGGGGCATCCGTTAAACCCTCGCTCCTCCAAGCAGCTAATCGACTTCTTCTACCACGATCTCGGCTTGCCCGTAATCCGGGCCCTGAAGAGCGAAACTATTACCACCAACTCCCCCGCGATGGCCGAGATTGCACTCCGGGAACCAGCCCTCAAGCCCCTATGCCAAACCATCGTCGAGCTACGCTCCATCTCCGTTTTTCTTAACACCTTTGTAAACGCCGAACTCGACTCCGACAGCCGTATGCGCTCTTCCTTTTCCGTAGCTGGCCCTACGACTTTTCGCTTTTCCTCTTCCGAGAACGCCTTCGGCAGCGGCATGAATCTACAAAATATCCCCAAGGCTGAGAAGGCTAAGATTAAAAGCGATAGCTATGTCAAGCTGCCTAATATCCGAAAACTCTTCATCCCCGACCCGGGGTATACCTACTTCGACATCGACCTCGACCGGGCCGACCTCCAAGTAGTAGTCTGGGAAGCCGAAGACGCCGACCTTAAAACTGTCCTCCGCGAGGGCCTAGACCTACATTGCGTCAACGCCGTCACAGTATTCGACATAAAAGGCATCCCCATTGAACATCTTAAAGAATCGAACCCTAATTATAAAGACCTGCGAGGCCGTATTGGAGAGGCTAAGAGAGACAAATGCAAGGCCGGAATCCACGCCATACATTACGGCGTCTACGCTCGTAAGCTGGCTACGACGCTCGGAATTACAGTTAAGGAAGCCGACACTTTTATCTCAACCTACCTCGGGGCCCATCCGGGAATCGACCGATGGCAAAAGCGCACCGAGCAACAAATCCTAACCCAAGGCTACATCGAGAATCGCTTCGGGGCCCGGATTTACAAAATCGGGCGGCTTAATCTCCCCGAGTATTACGCATGGACGCCCCAAAGCACAGTCGCTGGGGTTATTAACCGGGCCCTAGTCGCCATTGACAAAGAGGCTCAACTCGGCCATACTAGTATCGAGCTACTCCTCCAAGTCCACGATTCCCTCGGCGGGCAATTCCTAACCGCTAAGAAAGACATCGAAGTGGAAAACCTAACCCGCCTCGCCTCAATAACCATTCCCTACTCCGACCCCCTTGTTATTCCGATTGGAGTTAAAACCTCAACGGCCTCATGGGGAGACTGTGTATGATGACCGACTTCAAACGTGAGACCGGGGATTGGCTCACCGACTTCGTAAAGACTACCGAATGGGGCGAGGCCCCTACCCATCTTTACTTCTGGGTAGGTATTAGCACCATAGCTGCGGCCCTGCGCCGAAGGGTCTGGCTCGACATGGGGACTTTCCAATGGTATCCGAACTTATACACTCTTCTCGTTGCCCCGCCGGGAGTAGTCGCCAAGTCCTCAACCGTAGACCTTGGCTTTTCTCAGCTCTTAAAGAAAATCCCGGGGATCAACTACGGCCCCTCGACAATGACATGGCAAGCCCTCTACGACAACTTTGCCGAAGTGGGCGAGGAATTCCCAATCCCCGGTGGAGGTATGTCGCAGCAATTTGCGCTTACGATTGTTTCCTCCGAGTTTGGTATCACACTCAACCCGAAAGACAACGAGATGATCGACCAACTCGTTCACATCTGGGACGGGCGGGAGATGAAAAAGCGCACTAAGAAAGACGGGGAGCTGCTAATCCCAACCCCGTGCCTTAACCTCATCGCTTGCACCACCCCCGCATGGATCGCGGAGAATATGCCGAAATACCTCATCGGCGGGGGTTTGACCTCACGGATGATATTCGTCTATGCGGATAAGAAGGCAAGATATATTGCCTACCCCCAGGATCATATGCCGCCGGACTTTATCGAGCGACAGGCTCGCCTCGTGCGGGACCTAGAGCGAATTTCAACCCTAGTCGGAGGTTTTACCCTAACGCCCGACGCCAAGGTTTGGGGAACGAAGTGGTATGAAAACTTCCACCGGAACGAAAGTTCGAAGCTAGACGCCACTATGCTCGGGGGCTACATCGCCCGGAAGCAAACCCTCGTCCACAAGGTTGCCATGTGCCTCTCAGCCTCGATGGGCGACAGCCTCACCATCACCGCCGAGATGCTGGAACGCTCTGCCGCCCTCCTGACCCAGCTTGAAGAGTCCATGCCCCTTATCTACTCCCAAGTGGGCCAGACCGAAGATGCCAGCGGAGCCCAGCTCGTCCTTTCCTTCCTTGACCGATTCAACGGCACGGCCCCGTTTACCCTCGTTTATCGGCAAATGCACAAAAACTTCCCGTCCCCGGAGAAATTCGATGACATTCTCCACGGGCTCATCAACGCCGGTTATATCACCCTCGACCGCCAAACCGGGACAATTACTAGGACAACCATCCAATGAGTAAAGCCATACTCCCTAAGATCGCCGCCGAAGGCTATTGCTGCGTCCGGGGCTATCTTCGCCTTTGCGAAGCCCGGGGCGAGAAGCGAAAGGATATGTGCAATCACCTAGCCCTTGTCCCTGATACCCTTGCTTATAACTACCAAATGCTCGCCAAAGGGAAGCGCATCTGTATGCACTATTCCGACTGCATGGAGCCTATCATAGAGGAGATTCTAAAAGACAAAAAGGGGGACCGAAGCCCCCCGCAGGATTAGTTAAAAACCCCACTCACTCCATTGAAAGAGCCGTAGCTTTAACCTCGTTAACTCGGCGTTCCCAGCCTTTGCCAAATGTAGGCCAAGTAAGCAAACCCTTTAAAAATTCCAACCGAGTCGAGCTGTACTTTTCTATAATCATCTTGGGATTAGTCAACTTTACTAGGGTTAGGGTATGATCTCCAATAGCCCCATCCGTCTTAGCCCCGACTGTGCCCTGCAACCACTTCGCAGCCCGGAAACAACCACTATTCACCGCCGCATCAAAGACACAATAATCCACCCCGGAAGGCAACTTATCCCCTTTAATCCGATCCCAGTACAGATCTTTATAAAGGGGCTTCACCTTTTCTGGGCTCAATCCCCGCATCTCAGCCTCGTTAACAGCCCTATCTACCCAGTCTTCCCAGACCTCTTGGGTAATACCAAGATTAGTCCTGCCCCCGGGATCGCTCGGGTGGTTAACATAACCACCTTCATGCTTTATAAGCTTCTCAAAGCAAGCATCCCAGTTGGTATTCATTTCCTTAGTGCCTCCCCTTTTTCCTTACTCCCGATGCTACTTCCAAACCAGAAGTTAAGCATCGTAGCAATCACCGTGCCAAGGATAAAACCCAGGATCGTATCCGCAAACCGGACGTTTGGCTCCGGGATAATGCTAAAGGTTATAAAAGCAATATACACCGCAGCGCAGACTGACCAGAAACCCGTCAGGTACATGGTAAACCGCTTGCTAAACACATCCGACTGCTGGAGCGCAGCGATCTGCATGGCCCGAGCGTTTTCGGTGTTGGCGTATTCAGCCTTAATAGCGTCAAGATTGATCTGGGCCAGTTTAAGAGCTGCTTGCGGGTCGCCCGCAATGGCTTTAGCCACCTCGTCTACAGAATCTTTTACTCCCAACTTGTCAGCAATAGCCGATACCACCATACCACCAGCGGGGCCAATAACAGCACTTGCGAGGCTAGGGGCAATGCTGCCAAGTAGTCGGAGCAGTTCATTCATTTGTCAACCTTATTATCAAGCCGGTCAAATATCTTATTAAGCATCTCTTTAATCTCGTAAATATCCCTGCGATAATCCTCTTTCATAACATATGACCGAGGCAGCTCTTCACGCAGTTTAGCAAGATCAGCTTTTAATTCTTTAACCGCTGACCACATTTCACGGGCAAACCAACCTAATACGCTGGAGGCTACACCAAATGCTATGTTAAGAAGGTTTTGTGAGTCCATTAAGCACTCACTTGAGCGGCTGCAATAAACAGATCGTCAACTTCGGCGCTGGTGAGGTTGAGCATCGTCGCCAGCGCGTTCAGCGTCGGGCTGGTGCGCTCCCAATCCGCAGCATTTTCCCAGGCCAACCGGATGATGTTGTCCTCGCCCAGCGTGGCGATGTAGGTTTTGATCGTGGGCAAGTAACCGCCAGCCGCTAGTACGGCTAAGGCTTGAAAGCGCGTCACCGTTGCAGGGATGGGTGTCGGTGGCGGCACATAAGGCTCAGGCGTGTTGCCTTCGGCGAGCCATGCAAGGTATTGCTCTGATGTTTCTATGTTATACCAAGTTTCAGTACCAACTAAGTTGGCAAACGATCCGTTTTTGTTTAGTTTGTACATGGTTTACAACTCCGCAGATGCTTCAAAATAAGGAGCGGGGGTTGCCGAAGCGTTTCTTGTTACTTGAGCAGCCCATCCAGAACTCATCCCACCCGCAGAGCATACAATTTGATATGTTGCTCCATCTTGGTCAATTACATCTGGGATGACAGAAGTTACTGAAAAGTTCAAGCCAACTGTCCAAACTGTCATATTTGTTGGGCTTCCAACAGCCGTTGAGGATGGGTTTGCCCTTAATGGAACAGGGTATTTAACATATGACCATACTGATGTTGCGGTAACAACTTGTGCAGATGGAAATATCCTTTGATTGGTGAGGGTTGTCGATGTTCTATAATAATACCTCTGACACAACGCCAGTTCCATCCCAATCGGACGTTGCTCGAATGGCGTGGCTACGGGGCCGACTTCGAGTTGGACGTTATAAAAAATCAATGTTGCCGCATTAGTACCAACAACAGAAACTGCGCCTGTTGCTGTAACGTAATTAGTCGCTGCCCATGCGCCAGCAGTTCCTGAAAATGTAGTTCCAACACCAATACCAAATGTTACAATCACCCCTACACCGGTTGTTGTAAGCCAATCCGTAAACGCGCCCGTCGTATCCCCCGGAATAGTTACACTTATTCTGGTTAATGTAGAAGCAGTAGGAATAGAATAAGTAAATGGATACGAGCGAGTCCCTACACCATTTCTAATAGACCCGCCAAACGTCCCAGTTAACGAAGACTTTACATAAAAAGAAAGCGTTACTGTCTTCGCATTTGCAGTTCCCCACGCTAAATCTGCCGTGTTGTACCCTTCGATTCTTTGAAGAACACCAAACGAGTCAGATGCCACTACGGCATAATTTGATAGCGATGTTATAACGAGCGCTGAACCAGATGCTCCATTTGCAACGTCTGAAGAAGTAAGAACACCAGAGCCAACACTATACTTAGCGGCTACTGATAACCCAGATAGCCATCTATCTAAGGTGTAGTCAGTATTTGCAGGAGTTACTGTAGTAATGCCCCTTTGATTAATAGTAAAATTCCCATTGATAATCTTATTCCGCAGCCCCGCCAACTGACCGCCATTGGCAGAGGCCATTTGCACGTTGCCGCTGAAGGTGCCGGTAGTGGCTGTCACAGGCCCAAGCGAGTTTCCGTAAGAAAGAGCGTCACCAGTTGTGGTAGCGGCGCCCAAACCCGTAAGCTTAAACCCGCCCATAGGAAGATTAGCCGTAGGGACGTTCTCCCCGTTTTTAGCTAAGCATGCCGTAATCCCAGCCGCAACGTCAGTCAGCAAACCATTATACCGAACCGCGTCAATGGTCGTCCCGTTAACCTCCGGCGAGTAAGTGGGGTTTAGATTAAACGTTCCAGAGCCATTCCAGGCCATAGTTATTCTCCTTCCGCGCTCATGGCGCTGGTAAAGCCAAGTTGTGCTGAAAGCATACGCCGAAGCTCCGGGTTAAACATAGCAATCTGGCGAAGCCGGTCAAGCCCCGCCTGATCCATTGGGCTCAGTAGGCGACTAATCTCTTCATTCTGCCGCGTTCGAAGGGCTTTAGTAAGCTCAAACTCACCCCGGCGAAAAGGTGTAAGCGCCGCACCAGCCAAAGACCGATCTGCATTATTCTGCAAAATAATCGGCGCATTTTGGAAGTTTTGCAGATTATCCGCAGCTCGAAGAGGTAGAGTAACCTGCGCCGGGTCGAGGCCACCAGCTCGAATAACTGCAGTAAGCCTATCTTCAGCAGGTGTGTTTAGATCACCCCGTATAACAGCGCCGGGATTAGTAGAGCCTTTGTCTAGTTTCCGCTGAGCAACGGATTGAAGGATAGCTCTTGGGTTAGCCCCAAAGCCTGAGAGCTGGGCCAGCGCCTGAGCAATGGCATCAGCTGAATTATCCTGCCCCACCAACGCATCAAGCCTAGAAGTCGGAGTCGGCGTCTCGGACGTTGGGTTAACATCTCGCATCCGGCCAATTGGGCCCTCGCGCAGGGGCGCAATCACATTTCTAGAAGTTGCGGAATAATTGTTATTAGCCCGAGCATAAGCCTGAGACACGGCCCTGAGCTGCGCCTCCGTAGCATTGAGGGCTTCTCTATAAATAGAAGCATCAATCTTAGTCCCGGTTGAAGCATTTTCCCCGGGTGGGTTGGCCTTTAGCGACTTTATATTTGCCCCGAGGTCAGCAAGGTTAGTGATAGGCGTAGTCCGGCTACCATCAGTCTTGATTAGAGCCCGAGCTGCCTCTCGATAAGCCGCACGGGTAGCATCGGTCAAAGCTGGATTAGCCGCCGTAGCGACTAGATTACTATAAATAGCTACCACGTCTCTAGGTCGGATAACTTGTCCAGCTAAATCCGCCTGATACTGCCTAGTTCGGGCTTGCCTTGCGTCAGTAAGAACCGCATTAGCCGCATCCGAGGTTTGGTTAGCAACTCCCAGCGGATTATTCTGCCGCATCGGGCCCAGATTCGGCGGATTTGTTCCAAATGTGAAATCTCTAGTCAAACTTTGTAGTTCATCACCGCGGTTATTAACCCGTTGGTTAAACAGCTCGCCGCCGGGAGAGTTACGCAGCTCAGCAGCTAGCGCGGTAAGAGCTTGGCGGCTGTTCAGCGCGTCAACGAGCGTCCCGGTCTGAACCCCAGCTTGTTGGAAATCTTCAAGATTCCTGCCAGCCCTTATCCAATCGGCTGGACTTGTTCCTCCAAGAGCGCGATTGATAATAGCCTCGGGTTGTCTCTGGCCGGTTAGGCCCCTAGCGGGAATACCACCGCCAAGAACAGAGCCAACAACCTCCCCCACCGGAACAAACTGAGGATCAACTTTACCCGCAGCTTCCCCGCCAGCTTTGCCCCCAAAGCCGCCGCCAAGCCCTGTCATAATCCTAGCCACAAGCTGATTAGGCCCGGCCATGCTGCCAATACCTTCCAGCCCCCGGCTGAAGTAAGAGTTATCCCCCTTACCCAGCGTCTCGTCTACAAAACTCTGGGCCTTCTGCACATACGGGTTTGGAATAGGCTCCATAGTCACGGGATCAAGAGCCCCTGCGCTAAGCGCATCAAGACCCCCGATGAGCATATTAGCCCCGCCCCGAGCTATACTCTTTCCAGCCTCACCAAGAAAACCCGGGAGCTTGGAAGTGACTACATCACTAACAGTAATAGGCTTAGGCGGAGTAGCCGAGGCTCCTTCAAGCTCGGCCAAACGCCGAAGAGCGGCTAGTTCTTCGTCAGGAGTCATGGAGTAGGTTTCCCACTTATTAGCTCCCGCAGCGCTTTTATCTCAGCTGCCTTTTCTTCCGGCGTCATGTCAGCAATCTTCTTGCTAGGAACAGCCGGTTTTGGAAGCCCCGTGCCACGGATGTCAAATTTAGCCCCGGCCGGGAAAGGTTGCCCTGAAGGGTCCCTAAACTGAGTAACATTCCCACCCTGTCGCTGAAGCTCTTGCATCGTTCGCATTTGCTGCGTCTGATTGCCGCCGAGATTAGGCACGTTATACCCAATCTTAGCCGCGCGAACAATATCTCCATACTCACCCGGCATCGAAGCAGTAGCGGTGTCAATATAATCACCATACTCCTGCAAATTCTTAATCGACGCCGCGTTCATAATCTCAAAAATGCGCGTCAAGTTCTGTGGCTCGGTGTTAAGCGAACCCACAATCTGCTTGATAAGAGCTGTGTCGTTCTCAGTAACTGGAGCCAGCCGCTTAGCGTTAGCAAGGATGTGATTTCCCATCGCCATCGCAAGCTGCTCGGTCTGGACTTTACCTTCAAGATCAAACCCAATCGCCGCGCCAACTTTACGAACTGCTTGGAAAAACTCACCCGCGCTGCCGCTTTGAGCCCCGGCGTTAAGAGCTTCAAGGGCTGTAGTATTAGCAGCAATACTATCTTTCGCCACTTGGGCTCCAACTTGCCGTTCTTTAATCTCAGGTTGAATTGCTTGATACGCCATACCCCGAGCTTCTGGGATGTTATTACTAACATTAACCCCCTTCGGAGCATACGCAAAATCCGAATCACCTTTTACATTTGGTGTTAGGGAATACCTATTCCCACCTTCGTCAACACCAAACGTAGGAGGCGGAATAGCAGGAACTTGATAATCTGCAGTAGGAAGTTCTCCAGCTTGAAAGACCCTAGCCGCCGCTTGTGGATCGCGTTCTTTAATAGCTCCAGCAAAACCCTCCATGCGCTTATCACGCCGCCCAATAATCGCCGCCGCAAGGGCTTGAGCTTGAGGATCGGGATTAACTAGGCCAGACTCAGGGTTAGCCAAAACCCCGCGAAGTTGATTGGCTCGATACTGCCCGATCTTACCCTGAAGACCGCTAGCCTCATCGTCAAGGGCGCCGAGGTTATAATTCGAAATCCCGCCCGTCAGGAGTTTGGCAATAGCCTGCAAACCGCCCTGCGGCACAGCTCGGCCGGATACAACCTCAGTCTCTCTGGGAGAAAAGCTATTCTGCAACAAAGCCTGAGCCATAGACCGCTGGCGATTGATCTTAGCGATCTCACTTTGGTATTCTGGTGGGATATAATCAGCCATTTTTATCCTCTGAACCTAACTGGGGGGAAAAAGCTGCCGCCGGGAGTGCCAAGGCCGTTCATCAAAGCGCCGCTAGCGCCAGCTCCAGCACCGCCAGAGAATAAGCCACTAAGGCCAGCCCCCGCAGCCGCTCCAAATGGGCTAAACATAGCTGCCCCCGCAAGCCCTGTCATAGCATTAAGAACCCCATTATTCTGAGCTACATCCGCATTATACTGCGCCAGCTGCCCCTGATATTGGTTGTTATAAGCCCCAATAGCATCGACGGGTTGGAGACTTGGGGTATTATACTGCGCTTGCGTATTTGGGGCTACAACTTGAGTCCCGCCGCGAAGGGCGTTAAGCTCATTCAACGGCTGATTCCTTAACCCAAGCTGCTGAGCAATCAACTGCGCGTTAGCGTTGCCCATCAAGCCCGCAATACTCTCCCTTCGGGCTAGGCTAGTATTTCCTTGCCCGTAGCCTTGAAGAATAGACGCATCCCGCGCCGCCCCGTAGGCTCGATTGGTAGTATCCCCAAAGGTCTCCATAGCTTGGTTATAGCCAGGAGTGCCCGGAACAAAGCCTTGCTCGGCAAGGCGAGCTTCTATGCTCTGCTTTTCTCGGGCGTTTTGCGGATCAAGATACCGGGTTTGTGCGCTATAAACCGCATCGCCAACATCTCGGTTGAATTGGTTAGATGTACTATCAGCAGCAAGACCGCGGATGTAATCTGCAACCCCAAGCTGATCGGCGCTTCCGGTATAGGGATTAGCTAAGGCCGATCTTACGCGATCGGTCCCTTCCCGAAGCAACTCAGATTGCCCAAGCTGTGACGCAGTATTAGCGTCAAAGATTTTCTGCTGAGCTGGGGAAAGCGTTTCCCGAAGGGTCCAAGTCGGAGTGCCTTCAAATTTAGCCCGGTCTGGGGCAAATCTTGAGCCCATTGGCATCTTACCGAAAGGCCCGGCATTATACGCCGCCATAGCCGCATCATACCCGGCTTGGTCGAAGTTAGAATTCTTCTCCCAAACTTTACTACCATACGGGTCGTAGCTATTAACCCGCTGCTGATCCAGTTGGTATTGGAAAGCCCTATTATTCGCATCTGTTTGCAGAGGAATAATTACTTTCGGATCAGGAGCTTTAGGGGCCTTAGCCTTCTTTTTTCCCATAATAGCGATTCCAGAGTGGGCAGTTTTCCGGCCAAAGCGCGAATATGAGCAAATCGCCGGAAGGGTCTGCGCCCCGAAGTGTCGCTTCTAGGGTTGCGCCAAAGTGACGCACAAAGTTGATAGAAGGGATGTTAGTGCTTTTAACAGTAAAAGTCAAGCGATTAAGCCTAAGTTCAATGAAGGAGTAATGAAGAACCCCGACAAGAAGTGACCTAAGACTATACCCGGGCAGGGCAGCTATGTTACAAGTGCAATGGGCTCCGTTATACTCAGCCCAAGTAACACCTGCAACGATTTTTCCCTCGCGCTTTACCCCCAACGCGGTAAAGGTTCCCGGCGCTTCCCAACCCCCGTCGAGGGCGTTGATAAACTCGTTAATCGCCTCCGGGTCGTCAGAGAAGAGCATTAATAATCCGAGCCTTCCAAAATCCGAAGCTCGGACCCGATGTAGCTTACTTCAACGGAATTAGTAACTACCTGCAAGTAGAAGCTTTTCCAGTTGGAAAATGCGTCGGGCGGGCTATGCCAGTTGTTGCTAATAATGCTACTGATCGTCCAAGAAGAAGAACCCCAAGTCGCCGAGCCCCACAGGGCGATGTTGTTATTCCCACCGGGCACAGTTGTCGTGTCAAGGCCAAAGGTTTGAAAATCCCGGCCGATGCCCATGATGTAAGAAAAATTACCATCAGCAACAAAGTAGGGAAGAAGTTTAACAATCCTCTTTTTCTTGGGATAACCTAACTTGTTATAAGCACTCAGAACGGTGCAGGTAATATTGGCACCGTTATCAGAAGTAGCCCCAATTACAGAAACGGTACTACCCCCGGCGAAGTAAAGTAGGCCATTCATCCGTGCAAAGCAAGTAGCGTTCCAGCCGTTAAATTTAGCCCAAGCCCCGGTTTCTCCGTGCATTACATACTGATACTGGTTTGGCGATGCCGGAATGTTAACTATAAGTAAAGGAATATCCGGCATAGAAACAACCTGCCAGCCGTCATTTGAGAAGTTAGCACTAGCCGCGTCGGAAAAGAGCTGCCGTATCTTTGTAGTTACGCTAGATGAGCGGTTAATCTCGGCGCTTTGCAGGGCCCTAGAAAGAGGAAAAAGCCCCACCTCGCAGTTAAAAAGAAGGTCGCCGCCGTACTTGAAAAGAGGAAGTGTTCCCAACGGGCGACCGATGTAGAATACCCCTCTAAGCGACCAATTAGCGGGGTCGTTGCCTGAGTAAACCGCAAGCTCGCCTTTGGAAGTTGCTATTACAAAATAATCATCCGGACCCGCGCCGCCGTCGATAGTCCAAGAGTTCGTAGCTACAATGTAGCCCCCTCGCTTAAAAATCGAAGCGAAGGAATAGTTAGTAGGAGTTCCAGCAATTGCATTGGGGGCTAGATACTCTAAATTTAGCGAATTACGAACAACAAAGAAAATTCTCTGGCGATAGCTGTCGATGTAGGAATATGTACTAGTCGCCGTTGTGCCGAGAACAGCAATAGCCGTCCAAACAGCGCCGTCGTATTGCTTTAGCGTGTCTGACCCATTTACAATGAAGAGGTAGTTATTAGCTCCAGTACCAAACTGAAGGCCGACTGTTTTGCCATTAGTCAGAGCAATAACAGCGGCCCCGGCTGCGCCCGAGGTGGTGGCGTTATAAATGCCATTATCCGTAGTAGCCCAGAGACTTTCTGAGCCACTAGACGCAGCATAAACCCAAAGCCTTCTCGGCAGCGTAGCTAAGCCCGTAAGCCAAGTAGTAGATCCGGGCCGGGTTGTGATCTTATCTGGATACGGAATAAAGTTCTCAAGAGCAAGCGCATCTAGCTGCGGCATTTGCATAAGACTATTAGCCGCATTTAACCCACCAACCGGGGCGGCGGTCGTAAAATTAGTCGTCTTGGAAGCCATCAAACACCCCAATCACCAGCCGGGACCCAAATACCGGGCCGGATGTTTTGGTTTGCTTTATCCATGTACAGAATTGGAGCTGTGTCTTTAACAATGTTCTTGGCAATCAAGCTCATATATTCGGCGTAAAGGTCAGACCAATCTTCGCCTTTTTTCTTCTTCCACATATAGTCTAAGCCCTTAGCTACGACTACATCGGGAAAAACGATAAGATCGGTATCATCTGTAAAGGTGGCTTTAGCAACTGCTCCGGTCGAGTCAGTAACGCCATAGCTAGATTGGTAAATAAGGCCAATTATATGCCCAGCAGGTGGGGCTGGGAGAATCTTGAACCGACTGCCCTCAATCCGGTATTGGTATATCGGGCCCGTCGCCGGAAGGGCTTGCTGCGCCTCCCAACTAGCCGGAGTGACCGGGCCAATAAGGGGGCGCCTTAACGTCTCATCCCAAATTGAGGATTGAATTATCCCCCGATAATCCGCCCCGATCAGGGACGTTAAGGCGCCTTGATCTTCAGCTGCGATGGTGGTAAAGGTTTTTCTAATTTGCTGCTGTGTCCAGCTGTATTGCGAAAGCTCAGTAACAAGGCGCTTCATAATCGCCCGATACTGCACTACATCGGAAAGCGTAACCCCCATAACCGCAGTCGGGACGGGGAGAGCATTTTCCGCACAAAAGTCCTGAACCGTGGTTAAGAGGGAGTCACTCATTTGGCGTTAGCTTTCATTTTGGCAAACTCGGCGGCAAGAGTGGTTACTTGCTCGGAAAGTGTGGTTACTTGCAGTTTAAGAGCCGCGTTTTCCTCGGCCAGCTTGCCCTTATCTTCGGCGGCAGAAAGCCAAGCCCGAGCTTTGTCTCGAAGGGAGAGGCCGCCGATGCCAATAGCAGGAAGGTCTGAATCTGGAAGTCCAGCGAGGTCTTCAACCGTTAAAATCCCGGCGGAAAGAATCATCTTAATCTGTGCGGGGGACAACACGGGCCAGGCTTTTAACGCAGTCCCTGATACAGGCATTTCTTCGCCCTCAAGCCAAGCTTTGTAACTAGCAGTAAAAGCCGGAAACCAGTCATGTGGGACTTCGTTCTTACGGCTTTTCTCTTTAAGCTCGGCAAGCCATGTTTCGGCTTCTTTTTCAAGCCTGTCCCGGGAGCCCGGGCGCATGATAATAGCGTAGGCTACGTCTTTAGCGACGTAATGGCCCGTAGCCACGGAGGCGTTACGATCTTCAATAGCGCGAAGCTCCCATTCGACGTAGGGAGGGCGGTTGAAATCGACTGTGTGCATGGTTTTCCTTAGAGGGGTTGGAAAATGAAAAAGGGGGACTTATGGAGGCAAGCTCCTGCCCCGAAAAGTTTAGGTGATCTGACCTTGACCGAAAGCACGGGAGAGTTGAACGATACCGAAACCCGTTGGGGTAAAGGTGGCCGTTACTGTGCCCGTAGCAGAAGCGTTAGCAGAGAGAGTAAAGCTCGTGCCCGATGGGTCGATGTTACTAACCGTGCCGGACATACCCGTGCCGGAAACCGTCAAACCACGGAACAAGCCGTTGGAGCGAGAAATCTTAATCTCAGCCGAACCATTTCGCGTGGTAACAGTACGGGTAAAAGCACTGGCGGCGGCGATAATAGTCGTGGCGTTAAGAATCTGCTTACCAGCGGCAGCTGTTGGGGTAGCATTACCAGCCGTGCCGATATAAACTGCGCCGGTAGTAGCTGCAACGGAGAAGGCAACCGGAGCAGTACCCGAAACCAAAACCCAACCACCTTGACGGGTGGTCGAGCCAGCCGCGAAGTTGGTAAGAGTTACGAACAGGGGCCGGCCCGTGCCAGCAGTCGAAGCCGCAGCGGTAATGTTGAAGTCTTTATCAAGAGTAACCAGAGTGCCGGGGGTAACGGCGGTGCTGGTGTTGAAGACGTACATTACTTCAGCCATGCCCCAGTTAGGGACGTTCGTGCCGGTATCAACGCCGTCGATTGCAGCGGCGGTAATGATAGCCCCCGGAGTAATCGGCGAAAAAGTACCAGTAGTAAAGCCAGCCGCTGGATAATCTTCCGAAGCGGAAAAGTCCATTGCAACGCCAACAATGGCATCAATAGGTGCGAGACGCATAGTTTTCTCCTAGAAGTGTTTTAGATTAAGCCTTGAGGATACCTTGGAGGGCGCGGTTGTTGACAACCATGTTACCCATCCAAAGAACCGGGACCACCACGGCGTCTTGGTTATAAGGCTTGGCCTCATCCATGACAGTCATGTTGGCGTCAGAGTGGACAACCATTTCAAGGTATTGCGTATTGAGGAAGTACATACGCGAAGCCGCCATACCGGAAACACCGTCAAAGATCACGGGGGTGTTCTTGTAGGCCATTTCCATGAAACCAGCGTCGGCGCTCTCGACCGAGATATAACGCTTCAGCGAGGTCTGGCTGGTTTCGAAGAAGGTGAAATAGTCATTCGAAGCTACGATAAGGTCCGGCTTGTCGCTATTACGCGTGAGCTGGATATAAAGGGGCAGCATCAGACTTTCAATGGTGGAAGCGGAAGGGGTGATGGCTGAACCACCTTGCAGCGGGGCGGCTGCGCTCTGGACAATATTCTGCCAGAAAGAGTAGGTCGAAGAGTCAATACCACCAACCGTGCCCGTGCCAGCATCAGCGACCAGCTTCTGCAAGCCGTCGATCTGGTTTGGCAGGGAGCCGTCAGAGTACATATCTGAAGAGAAGTTATTCGAGAACGTGTGAATAGCGTTCTGAATACGGCTCTTGGCAAGATTTGCAATACGCTGGGGGCCGGCGTTAACGCGCATCTCGTAACCCGAGGTAACGACGTTAATCGCGATTTGGCGCCAGTTAAATTCGGCTGCGGTAAAGACATCGCTCTGTGCGACGTTGAGGACATCCATACCAGAATAACGCTGATAAGTGCCGTTTGAAGCGTATTCCAGAGGGGTCACAATCGAGAAACCGCCAGATTCAGTACGGGTCTTGCCCTTTTTCTTCATCATGCGGAAAAGAGCATTGTGGCGAGAGACATTGTCCATAATGTCTTTCGAATGATTACGGAAGGTCGTAGCGACAATTTCCGTAAATACTGCGTTTGGACTTGGCATTTTAAGCTCCTAATTAGTTAGAACCGAAGTGTTTGGTAATGATAGAATCTACGCCGTCTTGCCAGCTTCGAGGTACTTTATTCCTCGTCCTGACAGACCCGGTAGAGTCGATATTCGTTGGTTTTGGCTTAGCTGTAACTTCTCCGACGGCTTCTGCACGCTGTTTGGCGAGCAGCTTTTGCCTAACTACGGGGTTAATCCAGCAAGCTTGTTCGTAGGCCGCGTCGAGACTATCGACCGAGCCCGTCTTCAGAAGTCTTAGGATGTCATCGCTAAGCTCGGAAGCGTGTTCGTTTTTAGGATCAGAGAAAAAGGCGTTAACTTTGACAGTCTCGGCATCGACCGCTCTTTGATAAGCAGTCTGCTGATTCTGGATAAGGTGCGCTTTTATCTGCCCCAACTCGCCCCGAAGTTGTTCGACTTCTGGCGGAATTGGTGTTCCTGGGTTAGAAGTATCACCGATAAACTCAGATAAGTCAAGGCCGTAACCCTGGATGATGTTGCGAACTAGCCTAACGCGCTCACTTTTCGGCGCCTGTACCACGGCGAGGTGGTTGGTCATTAGGTTAGTAAGCAACTCCGTGGGGTTTACGTCTGGATGCTGTTCCATAACGTGGCGGAAAGGCTGGATTACCTGATTCCACTGCTCATGCCCGGATTGGTATTGTTGCAAGCCTCGCATTACATTGGCCTCGCGCTCGTAGACGTAGTCATGAACGGCGGGGTCAAGCTTTTGCCAAACGGGCTCCATGTCCTTTTTCCAAGCCTTGGGCAAAGCTTTACCGGAGAAAACTGGAGCCGGGGTAGGCTCGTCTAGGGAGATTTCATCTGGAGAAACTGGAATATCACTTTCCAAGCCCGGAGTAACTTCGGAGCTTTCTGAGCTATCCTCTTCGGAGGTAAGAGCTTCTTTGCTAAAAAGCTCAGCCCCGATCATCGAGGATATGTCAGACGGCGAAGTCTCGTTAGTAATTTCGTTAAAGTCAGGGGGCATTACTATTCTCCAGTTTTCCAGCGGTGTTGAGAGAGGTTACAAGTTGATCCACGGTGTCGTGAATGGGTTTTAACGCTTTTTTCTGTTGCTCGATTTTGTTTCGGGCAATGTCTTTATCTAGGCCCGGCTCCCAAGTTATGTAGCCACCTTTAGACATCTCTTCCCGGCGTTTGGTCCAAGAGTCTATTACCTGTCCAGAGGCCGGAGAGATGTAGGGCTCAAAGTTCCCTTGAACAAAGCTCTTGGTTATTAAGCGATAAAGCTCACCCCCGCAGGGGCAGGGAGGGAGCTCATCCCGGGCATCTATTTTGCGAAAGACCGAGCCCTCAAGGGCGCAAGTCTTGCAACAGGTGGCGTAAATTGGCATTTTAATGGCAGGTTAAAAGTAGCATTTCAAAGTCATCTTCGTCGGAGTCGAAGCCCTTAGCTTTTAACTGAAGGGGAGCGGGCTCAGCTTTCTTTAAAACAACGGCTTTCTTTGGGAAAATGACTTCATCAAGCAGCTCGTTTATTTCTTCCCGCGCTGTTTTGGGGAAAACGCGCTTTTTTCTTTTCCTCTCACCATCGCCGCCGTAGACGCCGATAACTACGGGGGGCAGGATGGCTACTTCTAGCCCCGAAAGCGGCTGGGCTGAGATAGGATAAAAGCCTAACATTCTCTACCTTTAAGCAACGCCGCGCTCAGGCACGCAGATTAGGAATTGGGCCAGCTTGTAACAGTTGTATAGCTCCCCCGGCTCTTCTTCCGGCGGGGGCGAAGCACAGCCGGTAAGAAAAAGCAGGAGGAGCCATTTCACTTCTTTTTAGCCGTCTTGGCGCTGGCTTTAAAAGCTGCGGCGGTAGGTGCGCCCTTGGTTCCGGGCTGGCGCATTTTCTCTTTACTACCAGCCGCTATGCGCTCGCGTTTTGCGTGGATATTTGCGTAAAGACCAGGTTTTGTGTTTGTAGCCATGATTAGCACTCCCATCTTTTAAGCGCCGCCTTGGCGCGTTCACCGTCTTTGGCATTAGCCGCAACGGCTCCCATACGAGCGCAAAATGATGCCTTGCGCCCTTTGTCTGCTTCAGTTTTAGGATTAGGTGCAGGCGCTTTCAAGTTGCTGCCTGTAGCTTTGTTGTATTTTTCTCTACCCTTGGCCGTCAAGCCCGCACCCTTAGATACGGGGAGCTTTTCGCCACGGCCAATAGATAGAGATGGCGGTTTTGATTTAGTTTGCATTTTAACTCCTTGTAATTTAGTTAATAAAAAAAAGTAGAAACAGACACAGCAGCGGCAGCAACTGTTTCAATAGTGAGCGTCCCAACCGTGGATTCGCCCGTTTCGTCACCATCTGCGTTGTAATTTAATCCAAAACCCGAATACCCCGCCGATGTAATAGACGAATCGGTGGTGTCAATGATAAGGGAGGCGTTGAGATAAACTTTAATGGCTGTGCCATTGACTTCTAGGGAAACAGTATACCCAAAATTATCTGTTTCGACGTTGAACAACAGGGTTTCCACGCCTGCCACTCGCTTGCTTAGAGAAATAGAGGCCGGGGTTCCACCGCCACTATTATTACCTACAGTAATTGTAACGTAGTAACAGTTTGGGTAGCCAGAATCATTGGCGTCGGCGCGGGCATATATTATTACAGGATTGCTAATGTTTGGCCCAGTATTGCCAGAGTACGCAACTACATTGAATTTGGTGTCTGTATAAGTAGCCGAATGAAAAGCGGGGGTAATGTTAAAATTGCCGTTTGGGTTAGCAAACCCACCGCCATATATCATGTCAGCAACAGTAGACACCCACGTTCCGCCGCCAGAACTAGGCGTTTTGTTGTTTACAGAACCGGAGCCAGACCAATTCTCACCAACTAATACAGTCATGTTCTTGTGCCTTTTATTGTAACGCTAGGGTTCACCGCCCCAGCAGTAAAAGTAACCACGATGCTGTTGCCAGCGTTCACGGTGTTGGCTGATGTGCGCGACACAGTTGTGGTGGTTGTCCCCACTGACTGAGAGCCACCGCCGATAGCTGTGCCTCCTGTGACATTTGTGGTGTTTATCTTGACCGTAGCCGTTGCGCTACCGGACACGCAAATCATGCTGGTTTCGTTAATTGTAAAAGCAAACGGGGCTTTAAATAAAATTGTATAGTCAGCTACGACAGTAGTACCAACTAAAGACCAACCGGCGCCAACCGTTGGTTCTAAGTATTTAGCGGGCGCGCTGCAAAATACATCTTTTGTGCCGCTCGTAAAGTTAACTAGCGAGCCGCCGTTGCTAGAGCCTAAAACAGTAACCCTAGTCAAGCCTGTCGTGCCATTAAAGACGCCTGTACCAACTTCCCAGTTGGAGCCACTTTGATCCGCAATGCAATAAGCAACAGTCTGCGAAGTAGCGCCAAAAGCCGTAGCAAAAGTCTGATACCCAGTCGGGGCCGTATTAACAAGCGTAATAGGCCCCGTACCTGTGATTAAGGTGGTGTCCTTAACCCGGTCTGCGTAAAGGCTCATGCGATCCCCTGCGCCCGGCCTTCGGCGTCACGGATAATAGTCTTAGGCCGGGAAAGTTGGAGGACGAGGGACTCGATAATCTCCATAGTCCTGCGCTGCGTCTCGGCCATATCGCTAGCATGGGAATCGCTTGATTCTTCGGAATAGTCTTTAGAGCCATCTTCTTCGGAATAAGATTCGGCTTTCTCAGCTCCAATTTTAGCCACCATAACACTAGTTGCGGCTGAGAGTTCGGCTTTATAGCGTTCAAGCTCAGCCTCGGCGGCGGGGTCGGGCTGGACCTGCACTTGCAAGGCTTGGGCCTGAAGTTTCGCTTGAGCCAGCTCTTTGTTAGCGTTGAGCACCTTAATATCGGCTGAGCGGGAAATCTGCTCGATCTTAGTGTTGGCTTCGAACTCACGAATACCGGACCTGACTTCGGCCGCTTGCTTTTCCAAAGCCAAGCCCTGCTCTTTGAGCTGGAACATCTGGGCCTGAATCTGCTGAAGCTGCTTGGTGTTAGCTTCGTTCTGCTGCTGGAGTTGGAGCTTTTGCTCTTCCAGCCCTTGCTGCGCTTCTTGGAGCTGCCTTTGCTGTTCTGGGTCCGGGCCCTGCTCTTGAGGTGGCGGCTCAATGCCGTTAAGAGCCGGAACCATCTCAAGGCCAAATTTATACCTAGAGCAAATACCAACAAGGACAGCCTTTGCAGCGGCAAGGCCCGAGGGGCCAAGGGCTACAAACTGACCAAGGCCGGGGAGAATCTGGCCGAGGGCCGACATAAAGTCTGTAACGTCAGACTGGTCAGCGGCGGTGTCGAGGTCAATGGTTGAGCTAGTTTGGACGTTAATAAGAAATGCTCGATTAGCGTCGGAGGAGATTTTAGCAATAACCTCTTCCCAGCTAGGGCCTTGGGCGGCGGCAAGAAGCTGCGGGGGCGGTGGTTGAGGGGGTTGCTGCGGCCCCATTTGGGCTTGCTGCATTTGCATATACTGCAACTGTTGACGGGCCGCGGCCTGTTCTGCGGCAAGAGGCAGAGGCATCTGGGTAATCTCTTTCCAACTTTCGGCCGGGATAACAGTAGTAGCGGCGTCCACCGAAAGACGGTAAAGGTCTCGGACGTAGTTAGAGACAATAGCTTGCATCTTACGAAGCCGGATTGTGCCCCACTTGTTTTTAAGGTCCTGCGCCGTAGCCGTCTCGGAGGCGACAGAGCTGCCTCGGATAATGTCGGAGAGGCCTGTAAGTTCGTAGATAACGGTTTTAATAGCTTCCCGGGCTTGGAAAAGTTGGGTTCCGACAAGGATCAGCTTTTCAATAGGCAGCATCCAGATATGCCGCTCGAAGCCGCCGCCTTGGGCTGCAAGCATAGCCGCTTCGGAGGCCGGGATAAGGGCATTTTCCATCTCAGAGTCGGCTAGAAGCTTCTGCATATCATCGCCGAGGAGGCCGTTGTAAGCTCCCCGGACCCGGATAGCGGAGATGATCTTATTCAGCCGGACAGTAATGCGGTTTAGCTCTTGAGCTTGGTTGCGGTAGTATTGGAATAGTGTAACGGGCTCAACTTCGCCGGGTTGCTTAGTCATAAGCAGCAGGCCCGGGGTCGGGTAGAAGCCTTCTAGTTTTAGCACGTCTTCATCTTCGCGCAGGACTAGGTCTTCCCAATCCTCGCAGAGAAAGCAAGTCTTCCTTTTGGCTTTGTCGAGGTATTCGTAGACAACTGTGCCAAGGGGTTTAGAGCCGACTGTTGATTTAGTATCATTGTCGCTTTCCCGGTCCGATTGGGAAAACTTGCTTTGGTCTTCTTCGGGGATGTTGAATTGAGCAAAGACCTCTTCTTTGGAAAGCTCGTGGCGGAAGGCAATCCAAGGAAGTTTAGGCCACTTGCGGCCTTTAGCCCAAATCAGGCCTTTGTAATGGCCGGACTCAATAGCCACGGGAAGGGCGCGGTCAGGATAATAACGCAGACGGCAAAACCCCGCCCCGGCAACAAGGCTAGAGAGAACAGTCTCGCCCATTGCGTCGTCGAGGCTCTCGATCCCGGGGTTGGCAGGATCGGAGATAATAGTTAGAAACCGCTCGACGGCTTTGGGAATAGGGCCGAGGTTTTGCTCAATGTAGCGTGTCCTTACGTCTGGCTTGGGGGTTGCAGAGTAAAGGCTAGGTAGTAAAACCTCGGTGTTAGAATAAAGAATGTTGTAAGCTTTATCTTGGTCATCTTGAGAACAAGAGCCGCCGTCGTAAAGCTTGATAGCTACTTCAGCGTCTTTCCACCAGCCGGATTCGAACGCTTTTTCCCGGTCCTGAATTTTAGTCAGGATTTTGCGATAGTATTCTTTTGGGTCTTCGCTCTCGGAGCCATAGGCGTCGTCCTCGCCTTGAGGAAGGCGAAGGATGTCTTTAATATCTAGAGGTTCTGGCATGGTCTTGTGCTTTCTGCTTCTTGATTAGTTCGTTGATTGTAGGCATGGATCTAGCCCCAGTCAAGTCAATTGCACGGCTCTTAGGCGCAAGGTCTCGGGTTAAAGGCCGGGACATTACGGCATAGCGGGTTTCGTCAACGGCGTGGTCTTCGGCGTCGGTGTCAAGGTCTTCGGGATTCTTTTCTGCGTGTTGGAGGTAGGGCAAGGTTCGGATAGTGTTGTCGCAACTTTCGTGGAATAGGAGGAGAGGAGCTTGCGAAGCAAGGCGCTTTCGCATCTGTTCCCAACCCGCTTGACGGGCGTTATCCCCACGGATAAAAGCGCACTTCTCGATAATCATCATTTCGGCAATACTGGGCCCGCCGTTAGTGGAAAAGATAGACGGGTCGGCGACGCCGTAGGATAGTTTATAGCCTACATCGCGGCGAACTATGCCTTGAGCGACGGAGCTGGCAGGCATTTTAAGCCCTACGTTTGGTTTTCCGTTCCAGCCGTACCACTCTTGGAATTTGATGAGGGCGCCTCGGGCGTATTCGGGAAGGGTTCCGTCGGAGACGGCATACCAGCCGACAGAGAAAGGAGCAGCAGAACCCCAATCGAGAGCCCTAAACACAGTCCAATGAGCAGGAAGGTGAAATTTTCCAGTAATGACATGGCGTTTCTCATCGAATTCAGAAAAGAAGGTTCCATCAACGCCGTTCCAATCACCTTCGAGCCACGCTTTTACTAGGGCTTCGGAGCCGGTTTGGCGAAGGCGCAGGACGTAGCTGGGGTCGGCCTTGAGCATCATTTGATTATCCCGAAGCTTGGCGGGGATAAAGACGCGGTCAATCTTAGCAAGGACGCCGGGCTCGGTTTCGATTTCTTCTTCTTCGACTAGGACTTTATAACCTCCCGGCGCGGGATCAATGTAGCGATCTTTTACCCAATGGTGTCCGGGCCCACCGGGATTGCCGGTCAAGCGCATACCGCAAGGAACACCGGCGGCCGAGCGGAGCGTGCCTTTTAGTTTGTTGATGGGCTCAGGAAATGGGAAGTTGGTGGCTTCTTCAATGTAAACGCGAGTGTAGTTGTGGCCTTGATATTCTTCGGCGTCAGAATCCCGGTCGAGGTAAGCAAATTTAAGGCGAGCCCCGTTCGGCATTAACCATTCTTTCTTCTGCTCATGCCACTTGGCGCCGAGTTTGTAGAAGAGGACTTTGGTTCGGGCGATGACTTCTGAAAGAGCGACCAGCTTCCGGCGAATGAAAAGGCCAATAGCGTGCTCGCCGTATTGCCCAGCATGGTTAAGCCAATCGCCGATAGAGCCGTCGGTCTTCCCACCGCCCCGGGCTCCGCCGTAAAAGACCTCGAAGACGGGGCACTTTACTAGGTCAGTTTGGGGCCCGGGCTGAGGCTCCCAGATAATTGTAGGAGAAGTGTTGGTCATTTAGAGAAGACCGAAGCTTGCAAATCTCGGATTTTATTGGCTATTTCTTCTTTATGTCGTCCAGCTAGGTCGAAATAAGGAATACCACGGGAGGCAAAGCCGGAAATAAGGTTTGGGTTCAGGGCAATATTAAGTGGTTGGGGTTCAGCAAGAATTGCACCTACAAAGTTATCCCCGTTAATACCCATTGCGCCAAAACGTTTTATTTCGCCGTAGTCGGAGGGGTTGGTTTTGATTTTCATCAGCAAGCCCTGCGCGAAGTCTTGCAAGCCCATCATATTCTCTTTTGTAAGGGGCTCGTTAGTTAGGTCGTTGACTAAGCCGGGAGGAAATTCGCCTTTTGCCGCTTTGGTCAGGAAGTTGAGCTTGTCTCGCGTAATCATGTTTTGCCCTAAGCTGCTTTCAGAGCCGGGCTCGCGTAAGCGAAAGAGAGCTTTATCTAAAGCCGTTTCAACCTTAGTAAGCTCTTGAAACGGAGCTTGTTTGTCGGCAGTTAAAAGTTTTCCGCCGTAGGGGGAGTTAACGTAATGCTCAAGGCTTTGAAACCGAGGGGATGCGTCTATGCGGAATTGATGCATAGTTCTTGGGGTGAAGCTGTCTTGCTTTTGCCCCGCTTCTTCAGCGTAAATACCGCCTTTATAGAAAGCCGAACCGAAGCGGTCGTTATAGCGGCGAGTTACGTCGCTTGTGTTAGGTCGACTTTCTTGAAGAGCTTTTTGTTTATTAGCAAGGGCCCGGGCAATCTTTTCTTGGAAAGTTTGAATGTTATCAAGGCTATCGGGATCGTTAAGCTCGACGCTGCTTTTATAGTATTCTAGCTGATTTTCTGCCCCGCGAAGGTCTTCGATTGAATCGGTATATTGACGATTGCTGCGAAGGCGGTCGCCCATATCAAAACCACCGCCAGCATAGCTGCCTTGATAGCGAGGGGAAAAGAAATCAGTAGCCCGGACGACAGAGGGTGAGGTTTTTGGATCAACCCGGCGCGGGTTTGGGATTAGGAGTAGGTTGCCAAAAGCTGTGCCAAGGTTTTCGCCGTTAGTAAGGGCAAAGGAGGGTTGGTAGAGTTCGTTTCTGAACCGAGCTGGGATGTCTGAATTTGGGTCTACTCCCATCCAAGAAGGAGTAGAAGGCGAAGCCATAAGCTTTTCAGGCTCGACAGAGTGAACGGCGATAATGCCAGACTTATCCCCGGGAAAAAGGGCTCCAAGTTGGTCGAAGGAGGTGGGGAGTTTTTCTTTAGCCCGGGCGGCAAAGCCCCCGAAAAGAGGAATAGCCAAAGAAGCAAGTCGGCCGGTGGTGTATTCACCTGAGCCCGTGTCTTCAAGAGGGGTGTTTTTAGCCAGCCAGTCGCTAGTCAGAATGGCGTTTTTTGGCTCCCGCAGCTCGGGAAGCTCGGAGGGGTTTAAAAACCCCAGCTCTGAGCCAACGTAGCCATACCCCGCCCGGGCTAAGTTTTCGAGGTTATTAGCGGTATCCCCAAACCCGCCCATAACGTCGGCGGTCAGGCTCCGGGCAAAGCCCTTGGCTAGGTCAGCGTATTTTGGCATCTTTGTAAGGTGTTCTTTGTAAGCCCCGCCGCCGTTGGCGGATTACCTAGTTTTTAGTCCTTAGTAAGTCGGCTGGAGGCTTCTCATAGAATAAGTTGGTATTTTTAAGTCAAACTGTCTTGGATCGGTTTTAGTAGCGTTAAACTTTACAAGAGCTTCGGCCATTCGAGCTTGCTGGTCTTGTTTTTCAGATTCAAGCATATTTTGAATATGATCGTAAGCAGCATCCCCGGCGCGGAGGTTGTCAGCTTCTACGTTGTTGGGGTCTTTGGTTTTATAAAAACCCATCCTACCACCAACAGCCCCGGCTTTGCCAAGAAGGCCAGCCCTTGAGTTTTTCATCATAGTGCGCTGTTTATTTGTAATTTCAGACAAGCGTTGAAAAGCCTCATTTGCGTATTTAGCATACATCTCTGGATCATCGAGGGGATTCGGAAGAGGCACGGGCGAGGACATTGGATAAGGCATATTAAGCTCCGGGAATGTATTGGTCGATGACTTCAACCCCCCGGGAGGAGGTACGAAGCCAGGTTTTAGCATCGCGCTCGGGCGGGGGCAGGTTTACAACGTAGAGATTCTGCTGCACGGGGGCAGTTTCAGGGCGTTTATTACGATCACCGACGCCAAGCGCGGCCATGCGGATTAGATCCGAGTTCGAAACCGGGTGGTTGTTGTCGATTTTATCAAGCAGTCGGTCTAGGGCCCGGCGAGCAATAGCGTCAAGTCGGGCTTCAATCGACGCTTTTATCTTTGGGTCAACCAGCTCCCCTTTGCGGGTGGCAGGACGCACTTGGAAGGAGCCGGAGTTGATGATAATGCTCATCCACGACTCGGTAAAACCGAATAAGCTCGGGGCAATATATGAAACGCATTATTAGGTAACTCAGGGAACCCAACGGGAACCCAACGGGACCATACCGGGAATCACTACCCCTGCCGATTATCCCCTTATCCAAGCCC